TGTCGGCAACTATAGGAGAACGTATCATGAACATCCCTAATGAAATGAAAAAACGCGTACTTTTGAACTTGCTTGAGGAAAAGCAGCATCGGCAAAGTGTAATTAAGGAGAGTGAAGCTTACAAAAGTGGTAGCTCGTTCAGTCAGTCAACGTTGGCTAAACTGGATACGCAAGTGCTAGTTTTGCAAGACTTGACGTATAACATGCAATGGCCTCGCCAAGCATAGGGGATATTATCATGGATGATGATCTGTATAAAAGCGTAAGGCAGGCTCGGCTCTGGTACACAGAGGGACTAATCAGTATGGAAGCTTTCGATACCATCCTCACGGATTACGAAAGGCAACTAAACAGGGAGCAGCACACGTTTAGTAAGGCGGAACTGTCTCCCTTTCACCCTAACATGCGGGAGAATAGGTAGAAATGCTTATTGGACTGTGTATTATTGGCTTGACTTTCTTTAAGTTTGGCCGATAATCATATTGTTCGTAACCAAAGGAGAAACTACCATGTCGATCATGAAATTCACTAGCGGGCAGCTTGATAAGATTCTAGAGGCTTGCTTCGAACCGGACGATGCCAAATATGAGCAGATGATCGAGGACATGGCGTCGAGCATGGCGACAGACGAGTATGTAGCAGCTTCTAACTATTGGCCCTGGCCCACGGAGTAGATCATGTATATCTCACTCTTGCTTGCGTTTGGATTTTGGGTCACGGTTACACCACATACCTTTATTTGGGGATTACTTGGAGGTGTAGCGATTGTGCCTCTCGCTGCGGCGCTCTACTGTATCTACTTAAGGATATTTGATCCTGTGGCGTATAAAGCCATCTGAATCGTAACCAACAAAGGAGCACGAAATGGCACTATCAGGAATGGAACTAAGGGAAGCTGTAGCGAATGCCCCTACAATACACGAAATGGCCCTAGCCATCCTAGCAATCTCACACGACTGTCAAGTTGATGCGAGGTTAGGTTGTATCAAGGACGCGATAGAACTAGCAGAGAGAGCCTTAGATGTACCAAAGCAACCATTACGGTATTGATATGGACAAACACTCACTAGAGATGGCGTGGAAGGACGCCGAGGGTTTGATGTTGATCTTGATTAGTGTAGTGCTATTCACTTGCGCTGGGATAGTCATAGTCCTGTCCTTGGCACACGTCGGTGCACTATCGATACTAACTATTCCTGTTTTCTTTCTCGTTTACGGATACATGCGGTATCGGTACCATAGCAGGCAGCCATTACGATACTGAGTATAACTACTCATAGAGGGGTATGATTTACCCCTTGAGTTTCTTTAAGATTTGCACGATACTCTAGCTGTTCGCACAAACAACTGAGGAAAGAAAATGACCATTACCACGATTGCTGGACCATTCATAACACATCTGCAAGCCAGAGAAACAGCAGAGTACCTCGGGAATGATTGTAGTGTCTATTATAGATATAGCAAGGATGTGGACGGATACGATACGGACCAAGCTATTTATTATGTAGAGCGTAATTCGGACATACCATCTGGAAAGATATTCGGGTATGACGCCGCCGAGTTTATGAAGCGGCAATCCAAGTAAAGCCACACCAGAGCCGCACCAAGCCACACACAAGCGCCTTAGGGCGCTTTTCTTTTGCCCATACCCGTACACTACCCCAAATAAGATGGCGCGATTGTGGCGCGATACAGCCCTATCTGGCGCATATTAATCGTAACCAACCTCGTACCAATAGCATGTAACAGTAGCACATAGCCGCCGCGAAGCGGCGAGTGTATAGCATGGCAGCAATTACTTGTGTATGCGAAGCATGATTGACTTGCATTCATTGAGTGGTAACTGCCTTTACAATCAAGTACTTACACGCACCATATAACCACCAAAGACAGTGGTACGACACGGTACTACCTAATTTCTATTGCGTGTAATGTATGTTATGTAAAATAAGTACCATATTTCTATGCCATAACTTGCTGTTTATGCCTGAAATACAGCAACATATGTTAAGTGTCTCGGTTTTCTCGGGTTTTGACCTGCCGGTGGGGGTAAATTAGCAATACCTAGAAGTGACAGTACCAACCAAACTACACTTTTGGGTGCATAAAAAGAGTACCCCCATATGCAAAAACCATACTAATCTGTCTAATTTTGAATATGGGCACAGCCATATTAACCGGCCATTAAACCGGCCATATATGAGACTGCTACAGAGGGGAATATGCCGGACGTAGAACCGGCCAACCCGTATCTGATACACGTACAAGATTGGTAATTGTCGTGGAATTCAAATAAGGCTGGAATAAAATCCAATGTTCCTTTATCATGGCATATACTTCCAACTATCACGTATTTGGAACACGTGTAGGTTATAGGCTGGATTGGGGAAGTTAAATCCAGCACACAGGTTGGAAAACAGCAAGTTTAAGACTAGCCGTTTTCGGACATTGCGCAAAAGTATCATTTCATAATACGAAATCTCTATATATTTTCCGCACAGTAAATCATTGATTAGAAAGGAGTTAACAATTGTTTACAAATATCTAGGGAACTTCCTTTTAAACCGAAGTTCCAATTGCTATATATTATTATTATGGTGCCCTTGAAGAAGCCCCTCTAGGGGGCTAATTGGGCACATAGAGTATAGCGCCCTTACCCTTGCAGGGGGGTTACTGAATAGGGCGCATAAAACACAATGACAGTTAAGCGGGCTCCCAGCCCGCAATGAATACATAGATTAGACAATGGGTTTAAGGGTAAATGGGTTCAGCTTCTGTGAGAAGAGCTAACAGTTGTGCCACTACTACAAGAAGTGTTTAAAGGAAACGGCGTGGAAGAGAAGAAGGCTCTTGGATGAAATAGACATTTTGCTAGACTGTAAGCGCTGCGGTGGTGTTGGAGTTCCTTTCTACATAGGATGCTCGTGGTGTCGAGAATGTGAAAAGGCACGTCGAGCGGCGTTCTACGCAGCTAACCGGGATAGGTTGGCCACCATATCAAACGCCATGGGCTACATCGAAAGGCATACGAAATGAGTGAGAGGATAAATGTTGCCGCTGAGGTTCAGCACATTCGCGGCAAGGGTAGGCAAGTGGTGGCAGATGCCAAAGAGCGGATTCTAGTGGCTCTCTTGGCGGGGATTACTCCGCGTGCAGCACAGCTTGGAATGACTCGGGCCGAGCTTCGTGAGGCCATCTTGGAGGTTGCGATTGAGAACCATCTTACTCAATATATCTCCGTTGCGAACCGGGCATGAAGCCAAAGCGCCTCCTTCTTTATTTAAATCCAACGATACACCTGTATCTTTGTATTGATCCCGCTAAGTATGAGATTCTTACAGAGAAACTCCAATTAAGTCAAGGACTTACCTTCGCAAGAGAAGAGGCGGCCTGTTGTAATACATACTATCCCGAAGGGAAGGCTCCGGTTTGTATAGTCTGTGTCTAGCCGAAGGTCAAAGACCCTATCTCCGTGGCTGGATTTCTAGTCCACGAAGGCACCCATGTATGGCAAAGGTGGTGCGAGTATGCCTCAGAAACGTCCCCAGGACGTGAGCAAGAGGCTTATGCCATAGAAGACATAGCAGTGGAACTAATGAAAGAATATGTGAGGCTTACACGTAATGGATAGGGGGAACTGTTGGACTTATGCCGTTCCGCATTGGTGGAGATATGGGGGCTATTTAGTTGTTAGGATAGCCCCAGGCATTAAAATCCTTAATTTTATTCCTGTGCTACACGTTATTTGGTGTCTGGACCTTAAAGACGCCAAGATTAAACAATTTGTACCTGTGAAACGGGTAACTGCCAAGTGGTTTCCTTTTCACACTATCTTTTTCCGTGGCAGGGTCATAACCTCAGAGTCAGATAGGTTTGTGGCCAAACCCCCAAAGGATGATTCGGAATACCTTAAAGAATGGTCTGAAAAATGTAGGGATTGTTCTAAAGACCAGGAAAAGAAAGAATAATTGTAACAATTGTAACATTTGGGGAACTCTGGAATAGGGGACATGTCTAAATCATGTTGGGGAAACTTGCGAATACGGATGGTTCCTTTCGGGTCTTTAAGTCTAGGGCTGGGAATACATCGAGGTCGGGGGTGCTGGCCGGTCTGTAGACTTTGCCACATTGAACCTTAGTAACCCGGCAAGGGCAGACGGCGGTTTGCTCCCCGACAACAAATTCTTTGTATTCTAGGTTTACACGATATATTATGTTTAATGTTACATAAATAGGGCATTAAGTAGGTTAATACCACATTTATGATACTTTATAGATAAAAGGTTAGGTTGATGCCTAAAGGATCAAAAGTCGATAAGATATACCAAGCCATTGCCAAGAAGACCGGCAATAAGGGCAAGGCTGCCCGGATTGCCCAAGCGTCTACTGGCAAGTCGTTGAAAACAGGCAAGAAACCGAAAGGCAAGAAATGACATTAGCAGAATTGGAAGTCCATTTTAAGAGTTTTGAGGCGGTTGTAGGCCAGGATATTTCTTTGGTCCGTGCCTTCTTTACTCATGTCCAATCGGAAGAAGCAAAGATTGCGGCAGAGATTGCCCATCTTGTTGCCTCCGGCTATGCGGTCGTTAAGAATGAGGTAGTGGCGGCTGTATAAGAATTTGGGGCTGTTGGTGAATGCACCTTCTGGGCTGGCGCAATTAAACTAATAAAAGCGCGTCCTTGCCGGGGTAGTACCGGCCCCCAAACCAAGCACTTGTTGTCTAGTAGTCCAGACCTCTAGGAAAGCATAATATGACAACGGCTTTGCCTAGCCCGGACCAGTTACCGGGACATATTGTTAAAGAAGGTTTCTACTATACTGACTCACAAAAAGAGCAGTTTGTCTTGGACTATTTCGAGACAGGAAACCTTAAATTAAGTGCAGAAAAGCTTGGAGTTCCTTATGACTCTGCAAAGCTTTGGAAGCGTAGCGAGTGGTTTGGAGAATTGATTGGTAGGCTTGAGACAGAACATAACAAGAGCCTAAAGAAGCGCCTAGACAAGATAGCGGATCAAGCCTTGTCTGCTATGGAAGACCGGATTCAGAATGGTGAAGAGCGTATCACCAAGTCCGGTAAGAAAGTCAACATGAAGGCCAACCTTTCTAGCCTGACTATGGCGGCGGGTGTTCTTCTAGACAAGGCCCAGGTTTTAAAGAAGGTTCCGGTTCAAGAGGCTTCGGCAGAGGAAACATTGTCCAGACTTGCGGACATGATTAGGAATGCCGTAAAGCCCAAGATGGTCCCATACGAGGAAGCAACGATTGTTGAAACTGGACGCGCAGTTAGTGGAGGGATTTCAGACACTATATCTCCATGAACGATTTGACGCCCCCGCTCCGTTGCCGCCCTTTCATAGAAAAATATGGGAGTTGGCTTGTTCCGATGCAAAGCAGGTTGTTATCGCGGCCCCTCGGGGGCACGCCAAGTCTACAGGAGTTACGCATACTCTCAGTCTTGTATTGCTCCTGTTTAGATTTCGAGAATTTGGAGTTATTGTAGCGGATACCGAAGGGCAGGCTTCCCAGTTCCTTCGTGATATAAAAGTAGAGTTGCAAGAGAATGAGGCAATTATTCGGGATTTCCGAATAGTTCCCAAGTTTGATAAGGATACGGATACAGAGATTGTGGTATCCATGCAAGACGGCCATAAGTTTTGTTTGATGGCTAAAGGGTCAGAGCAGAAGGTCCGGGGACTTAAGTGGCGTAACAAGCGTCCCGATTTCATTCTCGGGGATGATTTGGAGAATGACGAAATTGTCTTAAATTCTGAGCGTCGTGCGAAATTCAAGAGTTGGGTTTTTAGTGCGCTTCTTCCGTGCGGTTCGCCACAATGTATTACCCGTGTTGTCGGTACAGTCCTCCACCAAGATAGCTTTTTGGAAAATGTACTCACTGACCCTGAGAACTGGGCCAGTCTCCGATTTGGGGCGCACAAGGATTTTGACGATTTCAGTAACATACTGTGGCCCGAGCGTTACTCCGAAGCAGTCTTAAGAAAGATTCGACAGAATTTCATTTCTCAGGGTTTAGAAGACAAATACTCACAGGAGTATCTAAACCAACCGCTTAGCCCTAAAAGGCGATTCTTTAATAGTGCCGATTTCAAAGAATACGATAAGTCTGACTATGCTGCACGAAAGACATATTACTGTGGAGTGGACTTCGCTATATCAAAATCGCAACGCGCTGATTACACAGTGTTTGTTGTGGTTGGGATTACTCCAAATGGCATTATCACCGTTGAAGATATAAAGAAAGGCCGTTGGGACTCTAAAGAGATTATAGACCAATGGTTTGATTTAGACGCAGAGTTCAGAGATTCAGACAGACCAATAGAATTATATGTCTGCGAGCAAGGGGCAATACAAAAGAGTTTAGGCCCGTTCCTTAAAGATGAAATGTCCACAAGGGACCATTATCTTAACCTAAAACTCATTGTCCCGTCCAAAGATAAAGAATCAAGAGCCAAGCCCATAGCAGGCCGGGTTAAGGCCGGAAAAGTAAGGTTCGATAAAGAGGCCGATTGGTGGCCCTCCTTTGAAGACGAATTAAGTGCTTTCCCCAGAGGGAAACACGATGACCAAGTAGATGCCTTTGCCTACATTGGTCTTATCCTAGATAAGCTTCTAGCCCCACCTTCCGATGATGAGTTGGAAGAAGACGAGTGGCAAGAGCTACAACGAACAGAACGGCGTGGCGATCCTATAACGGGCTATTAGTGGATTTAAATACTACTTTAGACATTAAGACGATTCTGGATTCCGAGAATGTTGCGGAACATCTGGACGAAGAGGATTTGAGCCTATTGGGTTCCGAAGTCTGCTGGGGCTTTGACGAGGACCGCAATTCCCGCTCTGATTGGGAAACCCGCACAGCCGAGGCCAATAAACTCGCCATGCAGGTTATGGAGGAAAAGAATTATCCATGGCCGGGGAGTTCTAATGTCAAGTTCCCCCTTATCACCATTAGTGCGCTACAGTATCACGCCCGTGCTTATCCCGCAACAATCCCAGGATTTGATGTGGTCGCGTGCCGTGTTATCGGGGAAGACCCTGATGGCAAGAAGCAACAACGGGCGGATCGTGTCTCGGCCCACATGTCATATCAGCGTATGGAAGAAGATACACAATGGGAAGAAAGCCACGACAAGGTTTTGCTGATTCAGGCCATTGTTGGTTGTGCTTTCAAGAAACAGTATTTTGATCCGGTTGAAGAAATCCAGATTTCCGAATTGGTATTGCCCGATGATTTAGTTGTTAATTATTACACTAAATCCTTAAACTCAAGCCCTAGATACACCCACAAGATGTTTAGGGACCACAATTACTGCGTAGAACGCGCCAGGATGGGCGCTTGGCTTGAGTTGAATGATGGGGCCACACCTCCGACAGACACGACTATGGGGCCGCTATCAGCGGCTAGGGACCAATCCCAAGGCATGACTCCCCCACCGCAGTCAGACAATTCCCCACTATGTATTCTTGAGCAGTATTGTTTCTTGGATTTGGATGGGGACGGGTATAACGAGCCTTACATTGTTACAGTTAATTACGACACGAAACAAGTGCTTCGGGTTAAGGCAAGATTTGTCAAAGAAGGCATAAAGTATAGTGGTAGAGGACAGATACAACGCATTAAACCTGAGAAACTCTTTGTCAAATATCCCTTTATTCCTAGCCCCGATGGTGGCTTTTATGACCAAGGTTTCGGCCTATTGTTGGGGGGTGTTTCCCACAGTATTGACACTCTTATAAATCTGATTATTGACCAAGGCCACATGGCTGCGGTTGGCGGTGGATTTAAGGCCAAGGGCGCGAAGATTCGTGGTGGCGATATTCTCATTAAGCCGAATAGCTACATTACTGTGGATTGTTCCCCCGAGGATTTGCAGAAGAGTTTTCTGCCATTACCCGTAAAAGAACCCAATAATACCCTATACCAAGCTCTTGTACTTTTGATTGAGTACGGCACCAAGATAGGAATGGCTACAGATGCCTTCACAGGAGAGAGTCCGGGCCAGAATACAAAGGTTGGCGTACAAGAAGATGTAATTGCCGAAGGTCAAAAGGTCTTCAATGCAATCTTTAAGAGAACCTTTAGGGCAATGAAAGAAGAATTCAGAAATCTATATCGTCTGAATTATTTGTATCCCCCTGATAGTGGCAAGTTCGAGTTCTCGACCCCCGAAGGAAAAGGCGGGGTTGCTCTGGCCGAAGACTATTTTGACGATGATAAGTCAGTCATTCCAACGGCAGACCCAGATTTGACGAATGACAAGGCCCGCTTCGGTCAAGCCTCTCTTATCAAGGCCCAAGCCGTAAATACCCCAGGATATGACAAAGAGGCAGTTGAGCGGAATTGGCTAAAAGCTATTCGTGCCAGAGGTATTGCACAGCTTTATCCCGGACCCCAGAAGGTTGCGCCCCTCCAGAATCCCAAGATTCAGATTGAGCAGATCAAGGCCCAAGATCACGAACAGACGCGCCAACAGAAATACAAGGAAATCTATCTTAACTTGCAAGAAGAAATGCGCGTCAATGATGCCAAGATTCTTCTTATGGAAGCTCAGGCAGAGCAAGCCCAGGCACAGGCCGGGGATACCCGCAGAGCCGACATTGTAGAAATGATCCATGCCCATCTTGACACGATGCGGGCGCACAAGCAAGACCAGTTAAAGCTAATGGAAATGGCACAAAAGGGAGCAGAGGGTGGACAAGATCATGCAGGAGGAGTGGCAGGGGTGGCACCAAAACCTGGTAACCAAGGAGTTCCTGCAGCACCTTCACAGGGAGTCCCAACGCCTCCGGCACCAATGGGCCAATAAAAGGTTTCAAACCCCGGAAAGCAATCTAATTGCTTTGGGAAAAGTAGAGTTGTTGCAGTCCCTAATAGATTTAGACCTAGAGGATATAAATGACAAAGATAGTGAGGACTAATCAGTCTGGTATTCACCCCTTGGGACATAGAGTTTTAGTTCTCCCAGAGGATGTAGAGGAAGTTTCAGCAGGGGGTATTGTGCTTCCCTCAGACTTACAAGCCAAAGAGCGTATGGCCCAGATTAAGGGCACTGTTGTAGCTTTGGGCGAGGGTTGCTGGCTGGATACCACTACACCTAATTGGGCACGGGTTGGCGACCGGGTAATGATTGGGAAGTATTGCGGCAATATCTGTGACGGGAAAGACGGTAAAAAGTATCGTCTTATTAGTGACTTAGACATTATTGCCAGGATTGATAATGAGTGAAGAAATTGAAGGCCAAGAAGTTGAACAGCCAGAAGAGAATATAGAAGACCTTGCCAAAGAGCAAGGTTGGGTTCCTCTAGAAGAATACAAAGGGCCTCCCGAGAAACATAGGAGTGCCCAAGAGTTCCTAGAGTTCGGGGAAAGACACAATCCCATTCTGAAAAAGCAACGGGATGAGTTTCGTAACGAACTTAAACGGACCAGAGAAGATATTGCGCGGTACAAGGCGGCGGTTGAAGAGATCACTAAGGCCAATGCCGAGCGTGCCGACGCTGAATACAAAAGCCAGATTACCTTTCTCAAGAATCAGTTAAAAGAAGCTCGTCGAGAAGGCAATCACGATGTAGCAGAGCAGCTAGAAGAAACTCTTGAAGATTTACGCGATAAGAAACCTGTAGTTCACGAGGCACCAAAACCAGCGTCCAATCCCGCATACGATGATTGGATGGCAGAACATAAAGATTGGGTAGAAAAAGACGAGGTAATGACTGACTATGCCTTGGGTGCTGCACAAAAGATGCAAAGCACTACCCAACTTCGAGGCAAGGATTTCTTTGACGAGTTGACCCGCAAAGTTAAAGAGGCGTTCCCAGAGAAGTTCACCAAGCGCCCCCGGGTGTCCATGGTTGAAGGTGGCGGTGGCGGTTCCCCGCGTACAGGGGGCCGTGGGACTTATGAAGGCATGCCAGCAGATGCCAAAGTTGCATGCCAAGAATATACCAAAGGGGCAAAGCCTCTTATGAGTAAAGAAGAATACGTCCGTATTTATTGGGCAGGAATTAAGGAAGGAAAATAATGGCTAACCTAACACCCGCAGAGCGCGAGCGTCGTAGTCAGAATATGAAGAACATTCAGGCTAAGAAACTCGCCGAAAAGCTGCAAGAAGTTGAAACGATTACAGAGGAAGTCAAGGAAGGTCTAGGGGTACGGACTCCGGGGGAGCGTAACAAACGCCCTCGCCGCAATCTGTTCAGTGGCACCCAACAGAAGCTTGCCGTATATGGCGAGATTCCAGGTTATCGGTTGTATATCTTTAACGATGTCCCAGGGCGCATCGAACAGGCGTTGGCATCAGGCTATGAATTTGTAATGAGGGATGAATTAGAGATTGAAACCAGTCGGACGGCGACAGAGGCTAATACCTCTACGGACTCACGAGTACGGTATTCAGTTTCACGATCAGGGGAGGGGCCGCTCTATGCGTATTTGATGAAAATTCCGCAAGAGTGGTTTGAGGCAGATCAGGCAGAACACCTAGAAAAGATTGCCGCGTCACAGAAAGCTATGACGCGAGGCAGAGGAAGTGAAGCAGATAGGATTGGACAGACATATATCCCCAATGGTCGAAAGAACGCATTGGAAACAACACAAATTGGATGATAACTCATCTATGGAGATTTAATTGGCAAACGTAAACAACCCTAATGGGGCTTCCCCCATTCGGACAGTTGACGGCTCGCCGTGGAATCAGCAAGCAAACCTTTATCACATTCCGTCAACAGACGGTAGTGCATATTACGTTGGGGACTTTGTTAAGAGTTCCGCTAATGGTGATGCGCGGGGAATCCCCGATGTGGCAAAGGCCGCTTCTGGCAACACTTTGCGAGGCGTGATTGTCGGTGTTTTTGTAGTTCCCCCGATTGGCATGGGATTGTCCCAAGTTGGTACTTCCCTGTCGTTGGAAATCACTTCGGTCCCCGCAACGAAAACGCGGGATTATTATTTGGCAGTTGTTGATGCTCCGGGCACCATCTTTGAAATCATGGACGATGGTTCGGCGGCGCTGACGGCGACTTCGTGCAACAAGAATGCAAATTTCACCGTTGCCGCTCCGACTTCACCACAGCAGCAGTCAGGTACGGCTTTGACTGCCAGCACCGTAGCTACTACCCAAGCATTCAGCTTGAAGATTATGGGATTGGTACAACGGCCTAACAACAACTACGGCGTAAATGCACGTTGGCAAGTGTTGATTAATCAACATGAGCTAATGGGTAACACGGCTGGCGTTTAATAGGGGAATAACATGGCAGGTATTATTACTACCGGCACTACCCCGAAGGCACTTTGGCCTTTTTAATAGGGCCTTATGATAGAAATATCATAAGATAATCTGTTTAATTGTCTGGGAACTCCAATCTGTATTATGCTATAGATTGGACAATCAGCAGCGAAGCGGACTAATGAACAAAACGATTATATATCGGATTACCAATAGAATAAACGGAAAAGTTTATATTGGGCAGACGATACAGGGAATGAAGCAGAGAAAAGCAGAGCATTTCCATCGTTTTAACCTTGGTGAAAGAGACCACAAGATATATAGGGCATTTCGTAAGTACGGTTGGGAGCAGTTCCAGTTTGATGTAATTTGTAGTGCTTTAGATGAACAGCATTTAAATAGTCTAGAGCAGCATTTTATAACAGAATATAATTGCTTCAATCGTGGCTACAATATGACTTGTGGGGGCGATTCGGTATCACAGGAAACACGAGATAAAATAAGTGCTGCACAAAAAGGTAGAAAGATACCTTGGATTGACAAAATAATGGCATCCCGAAGAAAGAACAATTACGGTAACGTTGCTAGAAGTTTTGAAGTCCTTTCCCCTTCCGGGGAACTATGCACTGGCAGGAATTTAAAAGATTTCTGTATTAAAAATAATCTTGATGTTTCTAATCTTTATCATACCAAAGATAGACCGAAAGCTTGCAAGGGATTTACATTAGTACGAACGTTCAACGACTAGATCGAAAGATCGTAGGGCCAAGTGGCTCGAAATGGCAGATATCCTAAATTTCATTAGGATAAAGATATAGTCTGGACTGCATAGTAATATGCAGCGGGCCGAAAGGTCGGGGGCAAAGTAACGAATTGCCTTGAACATAATCGGGTGTTTTCGCATGGTTTGGTCGTGGCTACGGGGAAACAGATCAAGAGTGGAAAAGTCTCTTTGAAACTCAAGAATCTAAACAACAGTATGAAGAAGGCGTATCGGTGACGGGCTTTAGTTTGGCCGTTGCTAAGCCCGAAGGTACTGGCGTTACTTATGACTCTGAGATTCAGGGTTTCGTAACCCGTGCTACACATACTGCTTATGCACTTGGGTATCAAGTCACTAAAGAAGAGATTGACGACAATTTGTATGAAAAACTGGCTACTTCGCGTGGTCAGAATCTTGGTTTCTCTTTCCGTCAAACGAAAGAAATCAATGCGGCCAATTTCTACAATACGGCCTTCTCGGGTGCTACTTTAGGCGACGGGGTTTCTTTGATTAACACGGCTCACCCGAATGCTTCCGGTGGTACGTGGAGCAATGCTTTGGCCGTGGGTGCCGATCTTTCAGAGGCTTCTTTGGAAGATATGTCCATCCAAATCCAAGGAGCTACAGACGACAAGGGACTGACGATTAACCTTATCCCTCGGGGCTTGATTGTTCCGAAGGCCGAGCAGTATAACGCAGCGCGTATCCTCAAGTCCACGTTCCAGTCGGGCACGGCTAACAACGACATTAACGCTCTTAACAACATGAATGTCTTCCCAGAAGGCATTAAGGTTAATCGTTATTTGTCGTCTCCCCACGCATGGTTTATTCGCACGAATATCCCGTCGAAACAAGGTCTTATCCACTTTGACCGTGTGCCTATTCAGTTCACTCAGGACAATGATTTTGACACCGAGAACTTTAAGGCCAAAGCATATGAGCGTTACAGCTTTACTTGCTTTGATCCACGGGCGATTTTCGCCAGCAATGGGCCTTAGTCCTTGATTATAAAGGCTTTTTTGCTTCTCCAAGAACTCTTAGCATAAAGCGCACATAGTATGGTACAATCCCTCTCTTGGAATTAAATCAGCATTTAATGGGGGATTGGGATGGATGAATACTACATCCTGGGCGAGAAACAAGGACATCGGTGTGCTATTTGTGGGAATGTTGAAAGGGATAAAGATCAACATTCAAATAAGCCTAGGAGATTGGCGGTAGACCATGACCATGGAACAGGAAAAATTCGCGGCCTTTTATGTGGCTCATGTAATAAAGGGATTGGGTATTTAAAAGACAATCCAGACTTACTCATAGCTGCATCAAATTACTTAAAGGAAAACATATGAATAAGAAAGTTCGCGCGGGCGGGGCGCCTGCGGCGGGGAGTTACTTTCCCCATACTGAAAACGTAGCAAACACTGGTGGCCTTATTCAAACTGGTGGAAATGTAGCAGAGGGGGGAAAGTCTGCCCCTCGTTTGAAACCCGGCCCTCGTCAGGGCAAGGCTTAATAACAACAACCTAGACGCCCCTTTCGGGGGGCGTTGATTTTCAACGTCTTAGGGAGCAGTACCAATGGTAACACCTGTTCGATATTCTTCTGGATTTACCCAGGATCAAGTGTGGCAACCCCTTGCTCAAATCGGTATTCCAAACCCATTCTTCTACCACGTTTTCCAAGATGATTTTAACGAGGTGGACACTAACCGCTATACCACTACCGCTAATGCGAACGGCACCATTGCCGCGACTGCGGGTGACGGCGGCCTTGCACTACTCACGACCAATAGTTCGACCCCCCTAGCTACCGACCAAGTAGAAATCCAAGGCAAGGTTGGAAGCTTTGCATTTGTTCCGGCGACTAGCACTGTCGCAGGAAAGAAGGCCGTGTTTCTGACACGTATTCAACTGTCTTCGGCCTCTAATGCCGGTTTCATCGTTGGATTGACGAATACCAATACTACTCCTTTCGTAAGCGGTATTACTGACGGCCTATACTTCTCCAAGCTTACCGGCGCTCTAAACACCCTCAATCTTATCTCGATGGTTGGGTCGGTTGCTACTACCTTGGCTATTCCGACCAGTGCATATACCCTTGCAAACAACACCAACATTGATCTTGGTTTCTATGTAGATCAAAAGTCCAATGTCTTTGCAATGGTTGGTACTAACCTTGTTGGCTATATGCCCCAATCGGGTTCGGGTGCGACAAATGCAGTTGGTGGCATTCAACGGCAACCGATTGCTTCTTTCGCAGGAAATCCATTGACTTTAACCACAGCCAATCTAAATCCTACGATTGCCCTTAATTCGGGTACTGCCGCCTCGTCCACAATGACTGTGGACTTCGTACTCGCAGCCCGCGAGCGTTAAAATGTCCCGTGACGTTACAACAATTAAAGTCACGGGCACGACTATCCCTGGGAATGGGTCTACCGGCCCTATTCCTTTGGATTATCGTGGTGGAAGCACTCTAACTACAGTTCAAGTTATTGCCACGGCAACAATCACATATAGCGTAGAAGTTACTGCCGATCCTGTTAACGACATTAACCAAGTAGATATTACTAATGGTGGGTATGCCGCAACCTTTGCGGAAGCTTCTGCTAATTGGTTTGCCATCCCTGGCACTACCACACTGACTGCGGCTACAACTAGCCAGATGCTTACTTTCTCGGGACCATACACGGCCATTAGATTGATTGCTACGTCAGTCACAGGTGGAAATGCGTTTATGCGGGTTCTTAACACAGCGGTAGCACAATAATGGGAATTGGGGTAACTACTGCAAATTCCATACTTAAGTTATATCTTAATGGTACTGGAATACCTAACATTGCGGATAACACGGCCACAAGCCCTTTAACCAATGTATATGTGTCCTTGCACACGGCAGACCCAACAGCCTCCGGTAATCAAACAAGCAATGAAGCTACTTATGCCGGGTATGTTAGGCAGGCTGTGGCTAGGACTACCGGGGGATGGACGGTAACAGGAAATAGTGTGTCCCCAGTATCTAATATTGCATTCTTAAATGATTCTGGTAGTTACCCCTATGCAGCAATTGGATATGCTGCAAGTGGTGCGGGGGAAATCATTGCATCTGGAAGTGTCTTTCCCCCATGTGGCGGGGCCGTTGTTTGTACACTCACCACCTCGTCCACCTTCACACTAACATGATTGAATCCAGAATCAGTTCAAATGGCAATTCCAGTATTACGTTTATTGTAACGGGGGTAGACGTACCTGGGGGTCTGAAACACCAATGTGTAACCGAAGGGCACAATTCTGAAAAACTAAGGTTGGACACAATCCAACCCTTTATACAGGACAAAAGGGAAATCGCATTGTGGTGGAAAACCGATAAAGTCTACTCACTCATTGCACCTATCCGGGGAACAGGGGGGCGCTGTGATTTTGAGTGGTTTGGTTCTCTGCAACCCCCGGGGGGATCAGATGGTAATGTTTATCTGACCACATTGCCTTTAGAGAACAGTAAAGACACCATGCTTTTCAGTATTGTCTTGGATTTTAAGAAGTCAAGATAATGGCTGAGAACGCCACACGGTACTACAAGAAGGGCGATTGGAACGCAGACTGTGATATTTGTGGCCGCACATATAAAGCGTCCCGATTAAAGAAACGTTGGGATGGTTTTTGGTGTTGCCCGCAAGACTGGAATCCACGACAACCCCAAGATTTTGTGAGGGGTATTCCAGACCAACAAGCTCCCCCTTGGACTAGGCCGGAAACAGACAACTTCACTCCGGCCCCATTGTGTACACCAAATGGCCGAACTGCCTTTCCTAGTTATGCAATTCCAGGGTGTGTAATGCCTTCTTTTATCGACCCCAGATTCACACCTAATTCACCCCCTGGATTTCCCGGACCGAATGAATGACCTCTAATAGCACAACTTTTAAAGACTTCGGTGCCCCTGTAATAGCGGCGGCGTGGCTTAATGACGTAAACACAACGGTCTACACGGCATTGGGGGACGGCTCCCTTAACCCTCCGGCAACCCCGGCTCAGGTTCTTGCAAACATCGGGGCTGTGGGTGCAGCTAGTCCCACATTTACCGGCACTGTAACTGTAAACGGAAATGAAACTGTTTCAGGTACATTAGGAGTTACAGGAGCGACTACATTTGGCAATACTGTAGGTATCACAGGAAATACTACTCTAGGGGGTACTTTAGGTGTAACCGGGGCAGCAACACTAGCTAGTGCCGGTATTACAGGCAATGCCACTGTGGGGGGCACGTTTGGGGTTACGGGGCAGACTACATTAGGTGCGGCAACGGGGGTCACTCCCACCGTTGGCGATAATAGCACTAAACTTGCCACCACCGCATTCCTTGCAGCATCTGGGGCTGTCCCAATACCTGTGGGACAATGTCAGTTAGTCTACTCAACTGTTACTAAAATTATCCTTCTTCCCTTTAATGGGAATAAGATAATGATTCAAGGAGCATATCAGACCGTCCCGTCATCTGGGGTTTCTCTGACATCCCCGACAATGACAACCACTACGCTATATTACATATATGCGTATATGAATGTCGGGGTGATGACACTAGAAGCCAGTACAACAACCCATGTGACGGATACCACTACTGGGGTTGAAATCAAGAGCGGGGATAACACTAGAACTTTAGTGGGTATGGTTTATTGTTATTCTGTGGCTAACAATTTTACCAATATTGCATCGAAAAGGTATGTAAGAACTTGGTTTAATGACCAGGGAATTTCCGGGTTTGCATTTTTCAGCACTTCTCGTACCTGGACAACTGGCGTGGGTGAAATAAAT